TGCTTAAAGTAGTATTAAGAAGATTGATGACAAGAGATTTTGTCTCTTGTCATCATAACAAACCTATGAGAAGAAATTAATCTTCTCATTTAAGTTATGCTAAAGGCGTATTTGTAAAGTTTACAGTAAACATCTCAGCATAATTAGATCCACCACCTTCATCTAACAAGGTATTTACTGTCAAGCCGTAACGAGTTTTGATACCCATTACTGGTTGTAATGTTTGAGCGTTTACAGCCTCCACAACTTGCAACGGAGCGTAGGGCGAATAGATAAGACCGGCATCCATCTCTGTAGCACCTTTGTAGATGATCATAGCATACTCATTAGTTGCGAACCAATCTTGGTATACTTTCATACCATTTGATAGTGTGCCAACATAAGTAGTAGCTTGGTTCTCACCAGTTTTAACACTCTCTTCATATGCTGTCATTCTAAATTTACCAAGTGACTCAAGAGCACTGATAACACCAGCAGTAGCAAGAAGAATATTACCTTTACCACGTCTGTTTTTAACAGCTAAGCCATTAGCAGTTTTAAGAATTTTTTGGTATAGACCAGCATACATTTCCATATTCCATCTACCAGCAGAAGCAGTAAGAGTACCAACAGCAAAGTCAGCATCTACAGTTGCGATAGATTTATATCTGTCAATGATTTCACGATCAAGATCAAGATTGATTTCAGTCTCAAGGAAGTTCATTAATTCTTCATCAGCAGCAACACCATGCATTGCTTGAAGGTCTTGAACAAGTTCCATTGTGAACTCAGCTTTCAGTGCTCTTGTAACAACGTTAACAGAGATTTTCTCTACTGTTACTTTTAACTGATGCATATCATCACCAAGAATCTCACCAGCAGCTGTGCTGTATGGACCAGTATATGATTTCAAGATTTGTTTATAAGCTGACTCTGATGTATAGATAGCATTAATAGTGTTATCATTTGCACCTGCAGAATAAGTACCACCAATATCAAATTTCTCACCAGGTACAAATGTACCAGAAACAACGTTTACAAGAAGTTTACCTACTGTACCAGACTCTTCAACATAAGTTACAGTACCAGTAGCTCCAGAAGCAGATGTAATTGTATTACCTACAGCCACAGCTGCTGCAACTGTATATACAAGAAGTTTTGCATCATTAGAAATTGGAGTATTTTTAGAACCAGCATATTTACTTCTGATAGCAAATACAGAACTTGATGGTCCATCAACTGGTTGAACACCTGCGATATCAAACGCAATCATATTAGGAATAATACGTCTTAATAGTGGTTGCAATTTTTTTGTAAATGGTTCAATGTTAGCAGAGAAGTTTTGCTCATTCAAAGATTTCTCTTGAAGTTGAATCATTTTAACAGCTTGTGCAAGTCTAGACTCTTGAACTTTATCACCAGCACTCTCAAGTAAGCCTACAACTTCCTCATTTGAAAGGACTTTTGTTTTTAGGCTCTCATTCACAGCAATAACACTAGCTTGAACTGATTCAGCCAACACTTGTTTTGTTTTGGTCTTCATATATATTTTCCTTTTTTATGGGTTTCTTTTAAGTATTTAATTTATCTCATCCACGATGGTTTTTTACCACTAGGATTTGATTCATGAAGATTCTTTTTATCTTCAACTTTGCTTTCTACAATGATGGATTTCAATGCCTGAACTTTAGTGGTGAAAGATTCTACATTATCAAACTCAATTGATTCAATTAATTTAGAGAATTTATCAGATTGAATTGCTGTTAAATCAGCTACTGCTTCAGTCACAACTTTCTCTTTCTTTAATTCTTTGTTTTCATCTTCAAGTTCTTTAGCTTTCTTTTTCTCATCTTCAAGTTCTTTATCATCTGGATCACCATCAGCTTCTGCTAATGCAATAGCAAACTTATTTGCAAATTCAACAGCAGCTTCTGTGATTCTTTTTGCTTTAGCAACTTCAACTTCATTATCAATAGCAGGTTTAATTTCTTCAACTGTCTCATTTACTGCTTGCTGTAAAATGTTGTCAATTGATTCAACTAATACTTTGACTTTTAAATCAAACTTAGCATTTAAACTCTCTTGGAGTTCAGCTTCATATGCTTCGCTTAATTCTTTTGCTTTTGCTTCAGAAGCAGATTTAAAACTTTCGTTCAGATCATAAATATGAGCTTTAGCAATATTTGCAACATGTTCTTCAACAGCAGATACAACTGACTCTTGAAGTTCTTTCACTTTTTCATTTGCTTTCAAATCTACAGAAGCATCAAAAGCTTCCATAATTGTTGTTCGCACTTCTGGTGAAAGAAGTTTTTCATCAATCTTGGAAATGGCTTCAAGTAAAAGCGATTTACTCATTCAGACTCCTTTATTCTTTTAATTATTTAATTTAATCTTAAAGAGGGTATTTAGCCCTCGTTCTTCCTATAGTGCTTCTAATTGTAATGCATTCTCAGCAATAGTCATTCTAAATGCAATTTCTTCAATAGCTCTATTTGGTAAGAATGCAATATCAACAATAAGTACATCCTGGTTGATAATATCAGAAGGGTTATTTGTACTATCACATTTTACTTTAAAGCCATCTTTTCCTGCATCTGTTTTTCTAATACCTCTACCATCTTGAACTGATTTTAAGAAACGATTCAATTGAGAAGAAATAGAACCACGTGTAAAGTCATCATTGAATTCAAATAGTTTGTATTCAAGATAATCTCTACCAGTTCGCCAAATAACATTGACAAGTTCTCTTACACCCTCATCTCTTAATGCACTCGGTTTAGCAGTAAAGTTTCTTTGATTCCACTTTACATTACCTTTACCAGGTTTTAAGATAATAGGATTCATTCTAGATTCTATAATAGTTTTAACAGCAGTAGCATCCCAATACTGAGCAAGTTTTTCAACTTCAACAAACTGTCCATAATTAAGACCAGCATCACTATACCAAGGTTGAGTTGATAAATTTTGTTTTATTCTGATACCAACTAGATCACCAGCAGTTCCAATCCATCTATATTTATTGTTATAACTATCAAAAATCAAGAATGAATTAGCACCAAAAGATCCATAAGTTGAATTGGTTGGTAGAGTTGTTCCACTATATGTTTTGATAGCTGCAGTTGCAGTTGTCATATCTTTACCAACAATCAAGTTCTTTGGAACAGAAGCTCTAAACGAACAATCTTGTCTAGTCTCACATAGTGTGATAGATTCTGGGATAACCATTGGATGGACATTCACATAATTAATATCAACTAACTCAGAGTTACCAAACAATGCAAGTGCTGCTGTATATTCTGCATCAGTTGGAGCTACATAAGCACCACCATGAAGAGCAGTTGCTTCAAATGAAAATGGAGTTCCACTTGTAACAGTATCATTTCTAAAAGCATAGATATACTGTGATTGTTGATTAAATACATTCTCAATATAGTTATCAAAACCATAAGTATCTGTGCCACCAGGATTTACATCAACGACATATTTCTCTAATATATTGTCTGAAGCATCTAGTACTGCAATAGCAACTTGAGTTCCTTCTGGAGCAACTTCAAAATTATCAATAAATGCAACACCATTATAAATCTCTGCAGTTGCAAAATCTGATGGTTTACATAGAGCTAACTTATAAACTACATCTGTAGGATATGCGGAATAGAATTTTAAAAATCCATGAGTCAAATCCACAGCAGAGTCAAATACTACTGTGACAGTATCAACTTTGTCTCTATTCTCAATTAATAGTGGAGCTGGTGCAGGAACAACAGTTGTAGTTGTAACAGTTAAAGCCCCATTAATTGAACCTGTACCAATTGGTCGTATAACTTTAGCAAGAGCACCAAGTGAACCTACTTTATATTTCCACATTCTAGAAATGTTGAACCATTCATCAAAGTTATCATTTGTAGGTGCAGCAAATATATTTTTAAGGGTTGTTTCATTCCCAACATCAATAATCTTATTGGCTTCACCAATTCTACTAGAAAGCAATGCAGCAACATTAATGCTGACTGTGCTTGTCATTACAAGTGATTCATCAAATACTTGTAGATAAACACCTGGCACATTTCGTTTTTGATATGCACTAGCCATTCTCTTTTCTCCTTTGTTAATATTCTTTTAACTATTTAAAATTTTTATTTATTGTATTTTCCAGCTTCTAGATTTTTAATAATTTTTTTAATTAGTGCATTTACTGGTTTAAAATCTTGATGCATTGCTACTACATCATATAAATCTCTATCAAATAAACCTGAAACTTTTAGTAGTTGTAAATCTATATCTTCAAGTTTCTTGATAATATCTTGAAGTTTTGTAGCTTCATCCAAAGTTCCATTTTTAGCTTTATAAGCCTCTCCCAATTTATACGGCATATTATTTCCTTTTAACTATTTAATTTATTTATTTTCTACCCATTCAGGATCAAGTGGTTCAATATATTCACCAGAAAGAATGATATCAAAGTCTGGATTTTGTAAGTGTGAAAAATCTATATCACCACAATCATATTCTATTGTGATATGAGGATTATAGTTTGGATAATCATATGAGGCTCCTGCTTCTTGTGTCCTATGATGTTCACATTGAAGAGGAATAGAATCTAGCATTAATACAAGATGACTACCACCCATAATTCCAAACTGACTTTTTCCTGGAACAATATTTATTGTTTCAAGAGCAGGTCTAAAAATAAATGGTTTTGTGCTATATGCTATTGTAACATGAAGATCATCTGGCTTTGATACAAGCAATCCCTGAGACATACAAAATTCAATTAATTCTTCAGAATTCTCTACTTTGATTGCAACATAAATTCCACTATTGTTTATATTCATATTTTGTTCCATTTATCTTTGCCCACCTTTTCATTCGTTTATTTAGCTCTTCACCAAAGAACCATTCTGTATCTGCATCTGTATTGATTTTTACAATCTCATCCTGACTCAAAAATCCTTTATAGAACTTTGAAGTAAGATGCATAAAATAAGAATCTTCATGTTGTGCTCTTTTTCTATTTTCTTTACCAGTCCCATATGAACCAGATGTTCTATCATGAATCATAAACTCAGTTTCAAAATGACAAATTACTTTATCACAAGCAAAGGTAATAAGAGTTGCAGCACTAGCAGCTGCTGTAACATTCGCAATTGTGTTGGCTTTAGTCTCTTTAATTGCATTGGTTAGGGTAAGAGCACCACTTACATAACCACCAGCAGAATTTATATGAAAGATCACAGTATCAGTCTCTTTCATCTGAACTAACATTTTAAGAATAGGAAGATAGTGCATAGGTTCTTTAATATCTTCAATTAAATAGACATTTGCTACTGCTATATCATTCTCATCCATCTCAACAACAAATCTTCTAAAATCCTCTTGATATGATTCTTGTGGTAACATAGATAATGGAATTTGAATTTCTTGTTGCTCTTATTCTTCACGCTCTTCATCTTCTAATTTCATTTATATCCTTTCAAATTCCATTATAGTTCTCTTTTAACTATTTAATCAAAGATAGAATCAACCAATTTTGTAAGAGATGATCTTTGAATATTTTGAAGATCAACAAAAGATATTAAAGCATTATGTTTACATTTTGGAAGTAATTTTTTGAATCCTTCTCTACCTCTTGCTGCACCATAATTTTGTTTCGGATCCATTATTAATACACACTTAGATCCATCAGCCAATCTAGACATTATTTGTTTTAATGTCATTGCATCTAATAGTTGTGCTTCATCAACTAGAAGAATACTTTTATGAAAACTTGCACCTTGTACAGATTCAATAGCAACTGGTTTAAAATGTTCTTGAAAAATTGCATCTGCTTTTTTCTCTTCAACATCTTTCAGATTCTTCTCATATAGAAACTCTAGGTTTGAAGTGAATCCACTTAGCCAGCTTTTTAGTTTGGTTGCCTCATCACCAGGTAAAAAGCCAATTTCATATTCTTTTGAAATTGGCTTGTTTGGCCTTGTGACTAAAATCTTGTTATAGAGTCTATTAGTATGAGTTCCAGCTGTTCTAGTCAGTGCTGCAATAGTTGAAAGAAGTGTTTTACCTGATCCTATTCTTCCACATATAACAGCAAGTGGAGTATCATCATTAAAAACTGCATCAAATGCCATTGCTTGCTCTGGATCAAGAAAATCAAAATCAAGACCATGTTTAGTTCCACTTGATGAAAGATTACCAAGTGATGAAAATAACTTCTTACTCTCAGAGATTAAAATATAATCGTTTTCACGCTTTCTGAATATTCTATGATTTAGACTTCCATCATCAGGAATAACATATACGTATTCATTGATACCAGCTCTGATGTCACAATATTCCTCAACTTCAGGTATTTGTAATGTATTGATATTATTCAATGTATCATAGTAAAATGTAGATGGAACAATATGTTTTGAATATCCGATATAGGTAGAATCATATTCAACAACAGTATCCTCAAATAATTCAACACCAGTTGCCATTGCTATTACTGATGCACCGACATCACCTGTCCATATTTTGGCACTATTAAGCTTTGCTGTCTCTACTATCTTTTCATCATTAGTGGATACCGTATCTGGGATATTAGTGATGGTTATACTTCTGTTTGAGTATCTTTCTCTGATAATCTTTATTGCTTGTTGAGCAGTTTGTTTTAAATCAGGATTGCGTTTCAATCCATCTAACTCTGATAAAACTGTGTATGGTAGAATGATAGAGATATCATCTCTAAGAAGTATCTGTGGTGAATCCAAAATAACATTTGTGTCAAAGACAATCTTTTGGAGAGGTAGTAAGGTGTCCAAAATTTGGCTCCTTTGCTTTGGTTTCTTTTAATTATTTAAAAGAGGAAGAGGAAGAGGAACAAAAACAGTAATTGATTTCTTATTTGATAGTTAGAGAGTTCTACATATGTAGAATAGAAGCCTGCAATAGTGTCTAAAATCGTTGATAATATTGAAGATTATAACTTATACTATAAAAAGCAGATTGGGCTATTACCCAACCTTACTGCTTTCTATAAACGTATCAGATATAACCCAACCAGATAATCCAGTTGCATCAAAATATGGACTCTCTCCATATTCATATCCTTTATCAGATATTTTATCCTCTACTAATTGAAGTATAAGATTTTCATTGATAATAAAAATAAATGATAGTAATATATGAGATGTCAATGCAGGTGGCATTTTTTCAAATAATAGATTACATACCATATTCATATCACTCTTTATTTTATAACCATCATTTTCTTTAACAATATAAACTATTACATTGAATTTATACTCACCGACAATAGTATGAATTAATGCATCAAGTTCAGTGTTTTTGATTGCTGAGGTGATATTAAGATTTCCTTTTGAAAAATCAATAATATATGCTATCTTACTATCAATTTTTATATTGATTCTTGGGGAAGTTTTTGTTGGAAATACAAGAACCAGATTTTTACCTTTTTGATTGACACCCACAACATCAGGGATATCAAGTTCAATTTTCTTGACTCCTAATTCAATTAAATCTTCTTCAAATGGCATGAACATTTCAGAGCTCAATCCGGCAGTTGATGTTTGAAGAGTTTTAATCTGATTAGCATTAATATCTTTCTCAAGATCTGGAGCTGCTGCTGTATCAAATTGATTTGACAATGTCTTAGCATCTTTTGTGAGACTTTTTAAATTTTGAAGAATCCTAATACTCATTTTAAGATCAGAGAATTTTCTGACTGTATGAGGTAACATATGATATGAATCAAGCATATTATCAGTATCTTGAGTATCAATATTATATCCTATAGCATGAGCAACTCCAACTTTTGATCCATTATTTTTATTCTTCATCAATAAATATAGATTACCTTCAAGGTGTCTAGGATGGATAAATCCTACTTGCCATAATCCATTTTTAACTGTTGAGATATTAAATGATGTTGCACCTAATTCTTTTTGAATCAATTTGAAATATTTCATAATATTTGTAGAAGTTATTGCAATAGCTTCCTTAATATATTTTTCTGCTATTACTGTTTTCATTGTTTTCATTGTTTTCATATAGCCCTCTTTGCCTCAGATTCTTTTTTAAATACATCTACTGGTTCAGAATCCATCACAAACCCAATATCCATATTTTCAACATCAAGTTTTAATGTCACATTATATGTAGCAAACATATCGTTTACATCATTAGCAGTTGCAACTTTAAAATGATGTAATTCACCTTTTGATTTAACAAATTTGCTAGCAACGATCCTATGATTAAGACCATTATATTTTAACAGCTTTGCTAATTTATCTCTAGGTATATCTTTAATGTTTGGAAGTTTCATTAACTCTTCATATAATGGAGATGTTCTTAGAGTAACTTCATTTAACAAATCTTGTAGTGTCATCTTTTGATCCTGAGATGACTTGGGAATATTTCCCAAGTCTAGTTTAATGTCAATTTATAAAGTAACTCATCTACAAGTTTTTGCATATCAATCATAACATCATTGATTGAAGCGTATTCTGGATCTTCAGTTGAAGCTAAACCTTCAGAAACAATATCTCTAAATCCTCTAAGAATAGGATCAATACCATCATTAGTAAGCGCAAATGTGAAGGTAGTTACATTTGAATCATCTAGAGTAAGATCATATCCCATAGATAAGAATTTCTCAATTAGTTCATCAGCAAGATCTGAAATCTCTTCGTAGAAATCTTTAAATGCCATGTGCTGTGCATACGAAAGAGTATTCAAATGGAATAGATGAACTTGTGTATCCATAGCAAGAGCATTTAATGCAACTAGCTTTGTTGGATGGCAATCAAATTCTTCATAATCCTCACCATATTCATTAGCTTCATCATCATAATCATAGTCTTCAACATCTTCATTAACAGATTCTAGTTTCAACATCTTTTTAAGAATACCAGTGATATATGCATAATCTTCTGCTTTATCTTCCTTTGCTGCTTGGTCTTTTGCTTCTTTCCAAAGTTTCTCTACTTCAGGGACAGATTTTCCTGATTTCTCTGCAAAGGCTTTTACTACTGGTACTGATTCTTTGATATTAAGCATTCTAGCAACAAGACCAGAAATATGATCAATATCATCATCACCTTGTTCATCAGCTATTTTTTTAGCCTCATTCCATCTTTCTTCAACTTCATTTTCAGCTTTACCTGATTTTTTAGCAAGGGTTTGAATCATATTTGAATATTTAGCATGCTCTGCAGCTTCTTTTGCAATTTCTTCATTCTCTGTTACTTCATCACTAGCTTTAAATGAAGCTTTATCAACTTCAATAAGGAATGTTTCTTGTTTTGCTTCATCTAATTCTTCAAAACTTGATACACCATATGTTTTTAATACAGCTTCAAACATTGCAAGATATGTTGAATTCACTTCATCCATTTTTTCTTTTAAATCAATTTTCATCAAATCTCCTTTATTTTTTAAAACAATTTATAATAGATTCAGCAAGATGATGTCTCAGCGTAATTTGTTCTCCCATAGACAATTCATTAAATCTACATTTACATTTTGGAGTATCTACTAAATGATCATCCAAAGTATTCTCATTTAAAGTTCCCTCTGTTAATCTACAAATCTGACAAGATTGAAGAGTCTTGATTACATCAGCAGTATAAAAATAAAGATCATCTTGAACTTCTTTATTCTCATTTAATGAACCAGCACCTCTTGTAGAAATACCATATGTCTCTCCTCTTGCTACACCAGCAAGAACTTCTCTACCCATAGGAGTAGTGTCAACAATTTGAACTTTACAATAAGAAATACCAGTTGCTTCATCCCAAGTTACCTCAGTCAACATACCACAAGCTTTTTCAGATACTAGCTCAATATAGTCTGGATGTTCAAGTTCACTATAGACAGGTGTTGAACTTTCACCACCAACACGTCTTGCTAAATCAAATGTAGCAGCTCTTAAAATAGGTTTAGGATATATTCTTCCATTTCTATTTTTAACATCTGCTTGTGACATTGGACCTTTTAGAATTACATTACCATTCTCATGTAAAACTTGTATAGAATCCATTATTAGTCCTTGTTTGGTTTAGATTCTGGTTCTTTATATTTTTCCATATCTTGTGAAAATTTTGAGAAATCTTCGTTCTGACCCAATTTTTCATAGAAAGCATGTTTTAAAGATTGTGCTAACTCAACTGAATCAGAAGTTTTAATATATGATTCTACAGCTGTAGATATTTTACTCATTTGTCTTTCCTTTTTAATTATTTAATTTTAATCAACATTAACATCAGTGAATTCCATTCTCATAAAATTTGAACCATTCTCTTGATGGTAGTCATTATATATTCTTCTTAATAAACCTTTTTGTTCATCAAGAGTATTTATATACAACCCTTTTGGATCACCAAAACATTCTTTACAAAAATCCTCAACAACTTTTGGATCTCGCCAATCTAAGTCTAAGAATCTATATTTGAATGTTCTATCATCAGTCATCAGTTGTCTTAGTTTACCATTCAATTTAACTAATTTTGTTTGTGTCACTGCTTCAATTAAATCTGTTAATTTTGACATTATTTTCCCTCTTGATCAACATTGGTAAGTAATTTATCTTCTGCAGTTACTTCAGCTGGTTCAGTTATAACTTCCTCATCTTTATCAGAATAAAACCAACCATCTTTTTTCTCTTGTTCAATCATCTTTTGTTGTTCTTCAAATTCTTCTTTAGTCATATTCCATATATTTCTAATAACATATTCATATGAAAGAACTTTTCCAATAATCCCACTATCTTCTAGCTCTTTAGTAGTCTCAGCTTTTTTAAGAAGAGAGTTCATTCTAGCTTTTTCAACTATTTGATTATTACCAAATGCTTGAAATATAATTTTAATTTCAGATTCATATTGAGGCCATTCAGATTCACTTAATATCTTTTTAGCAATACAATGTCTTTTTAATAGCTCTAGAAGAAATGATGAGAAACTAATTTGAATATCATTAATAGTTTTCAGAAATTTCTCTTCAGCTCTTAAAATATCATCGGCTGAAAAATCAAGAGTATTTGTATCATCTAATCTATTTACTGGTATTTTTAAAGCAAGATATAATTTCTTAAGAAATACTTTTAGGTCTTCCATTGATTCGATAAAATTAGTATTTCCGCCGATTGTAGAAACAGATGTAGCTTCTGCTGTACCTCTTGAAGGAAATACGAAGTCATTTATTAAAGACTTCATATCAGTATAGCCTTTAAACTCACCTGTGATGGAATCATATGCAATATCATTCTTAATTTCACTAATGACGGTATTAAGATAATTCTCTGCTTTTTGTTTTGGCATTCTTCCAATGTTTACATTCCATACTCTAGTCTCTACAGCTCTCATGACTCTGTAGATGAGGATTGAATCTTCAATCATAACTAGATTATTTGATGGCTTAATAGCAGAATATAGATAGCCTATATCATAATTTTGATATTTCATACCAGATGTTGATATTACAATTTGATCATTTAAAAATGTTTCAGTTGTTCCATGCAGACTTTGTCTAGCATTTGATTCATACTTATATGTGATTTTTAATGTCTTATTTTTACCAGATCCTGTCTCTTCAATATTTCTTCTAAATCCTAGAGGAGAAATAATAAAAACTTGTTGAATTCCTTTTGTTAAAGCAGCCTCATCATATACTAGCTCCGCAACGATTTTACCATCAACATACCATTGTCTAAAGATATCCTTACCTTTTTGTTGAAATCTTAAAATTTTCATTATTTCACCCCAAGCATCAATAACTTTTGCTTGAGCAGATTTAGGTGTCAATACTTTTCCATTATCAACTTCAAAGGTAATAGTAGGAACACGAGAACCCTCTATTGAAATTCCAAGTGCTTCATTTTGAATCTCATCAATAGCACTTGATACTTCAGGAATAATTGACATTCTTCTATATTGTTTTATATAGATATCAGAGTTATATGTTCTATTTCTCTCTTCAATATTATAGTTACCACGTTTATTATTTGCATATGGTAGATCATACTCAGAACTTGCCAATCTAATATCAATATCATTCTCAGTAGCTGTCAATGTAGATGGCTTTGGTTTAGCATCTGATAAAAATGGTTTCTTTAATACTTCTTTAAGTGTTTCAAACATTATTATTAACCTTTTTAACTATTTATTTTGTATCTCTTCCAACTCTTATATTTTTAGACTTTTTAGTTTGAGCTGAAGCATGTCTTATCATAGCATCAATATCTTCTCTACTATATGAAGCATCAAATACAAACTCTTCTGTAGGTAATACAGAAGCATATTTCCATTGTGAATACGGAATATATTGAAGTCCTTGAATTCTTCCAGATATATACTGTTTCACAATAAGATGTTCTAAATCATTTCTTACTAGAAATTCTTTTATAATTGGCCAACCAAGCTCAAAACTTCTATTATTATCAATATTTGATTTATTTAATTTTATAACCATCTTCATGATTATTTCTCTCATAGGTCTAGCAGTCCAATGAAGATTCAATCCAAAAATATATCTACCTCTGATATTGAATATAATAACCAAAGGAGAACTATCAAAAAATTTAAGCTGTTTTAAAGGTGTTTTTGGATTTGGATATGAGAATGCAATCATTGACCCAGGTTTAATAATCTTTCTTTCACCTTTTACATAAGAGTCAACGGATTCAGCTTTTGCTACTTTCTTGAGCATATCTTTATACCAAGCAACACTATCTTGCTGTTCACTTGTAAGTGCTTTTTTTCTAGGCATTATTAAAATCCTGCATCTATAGGTGTTACTTTTGTTACAAAGAATGTAACATCGAATGTACCATATTGATCAACTAGCTCATTATCAAGTCTAAAATCGCCAACAGATATAGGATAGATATTTTCTAAAACATATACATCTGTATCATGAGTTGAAATAGTTATTTCGCCTTGATATTCATCTGGATAATATTGAAGTGCTCCATTTGTATTAAGTCTTCCAGTTAGCCAAAAGTTAAATAGTCTATGGAAAAATAATGTTTTTGTATCATAGAAAGTAAGAATAAAAGAATCATAAGAAACTCCAAGAGCAGTTCCTCTTAATATAGTCATGATTCTTGATATTTGATTCTCAGATGTGATTGATGGTACTGATAAAGATTTACCAAACAATCTAAAAGATTTAGCACCATCAGGCGGGGTTGGAAGATTACTCATACCAGATGGAGTAGTAAGAATAAAATCAAATTGATTAGGATGATTTTTATTAGCTATGACTACTTTTAAATCATCTATTGATGTTGCATCTGATTTGTTCATCTTCTCCCACCTTTCTTATATAATTGCTTTTCTTTCTCTACTAAATCTTTTTGGAACATTAAATAAAATTGTTTAAAATCAAATGGTGGCATTTCTAGTACCTCATCAATAGACCATGACAGACCATGTTTTTTCATAGTATATATGCTATTGTATAGTGACATCATTCCACCATCTATAATGTCACTAAAGAAAAATCCGGCAGCTGAATACATGTAAATTCTTCTGTATTTCCACAAAAGTCACATTTCATAGGAGCTTTCATTTCCATTGAAGGAAGTCTAGTTACTATAAGCTCTAAAAATTCGTTGTAATCAGTTTCACTTAATTCTTCTAGAACCCAATTAACAAATTCTGTTAAATCTGTGACAATGAATTTTTCTTTTTTAAAGGTAAATTCTTTCACAAATGAACAATAGAAGTAAATCAATTTATCTTGATCAGCAATATCAGGATAATTACTTTCATCAAATGAAGAACTCTTTAATGTAAAGCAAACATTATTGGTATTAATATCACCAAGTTTTACATCTGAATATTTTACACTCTTTGTAATATCAAAATTATTAGCAGATTTGCCTTTACATTTTGGACATGAATATGAAAGAGTAATGATAGTTCCTCTGCTTATTTTATACATCTCAATAAACAATACTTCTTTTTCAAAAGTAGTTAGAATCCCATCATACTCAATATTTGGTTTTACTAAATGTTCAAAGACAGCATCCATAAATAGTTTCTTTTTCTCAAAGATATTCACAAATTCTAGATTATTATTTATAGCTGTTTGAACATCATCTTTAGCATTCTCATAGTAAAGAACATTTCTATTTGTCCATGGTTTAATATTAATTGATTTTCCAGATATCTTTACAATAGAATTTCTGACAGATGTTAACTTAGGAAACATTATTGATCACCACGTCTCTGCATAGTTCTAGCTCTTTTTCTTATAATCTGATTCATCTTAGCTTTATTTTTTCTTGCAGTTCTTTTGGCTGCTTTTCTTCTTTTGATTTGCTCTCTTGTTGTCATTTTAATTTCAGAGCCATCTTCCATTTTATAGCCAACTTTGTCTGTTTGTTTTTTTACTAGACGTTTTCCATCTCTCCAAACTACATTTCTTGTGACTGTTTCTAAAAGTTCTAGTAATGTCATATGAGTCCTTTTTAACTATTTAATTTTATGAGAACAATCTTTTAATAGGGATAAGAGAACCCCACTCATCCTCATCAATACCTTTATCAATCCTCTCTTGAATAGAATCTGCTTTTTGATTCATCCTATCTGGATTCAACTTCAATCCATTTCCCATAATAGAAGCAGATGATGTATCATATTTAATATTGATATTATCAGCCCATTGTCTAAGAGTATTCATTTCTACAACAAGCTTAAATAAGTAGTTATTAACAATCTCATCTGTATCTTCGGTGGTAACTACTCTAAAAGCAACCTTATTATAATCTGATCTACCAAATCGTAATCTTTTTGATTCTGTATTAAAATCAAAGATTATTGGTTCTCTAAATAAATCCTTAAAGGTGTTTAGATATTGTCTCATAACAACATATGCAGACATTTGAATTTGATCTCCGCCACCATTCACAGATAATAGATAATAAATAGATGAAGATGGATATGCCATATTTGCAACATTTGGTGCATCATCAATTCCATAACAATCAGAGATTGCAACAACTGAATCAGCCAATTCAACTTCCATTTGACCATTAGGCTCTATCACTATAAATTGCTTATATGAACCCCAATCACTATAATCATAGAAAAATCTTGAGGAGTTTTCTATAATGTCATCCCATTGTTCATCTGTAACTTCAACTGTATGAATTTGAGAACCAAGCTTCCTAAAAATATATGATTTTAAATCTGCTACATTTGATAAATATTTAGCCATCAAATATCCTTATGGTCTATTTTTATATTTGATATTTAACATCTTTGCATCTGATATAACATCAACATTAAATGATTTATATGAACCTAAATGTCCTATAGAAAGATGACAAATGATGCCATCTGACCCATCCTCACATAATGTGATTAGATTATCAGGATTTAATTCAAGTGACTGATCTAAATGAAATGGTTTAATATGATGAACTTCTAATTTTGTTGTTCCACCACAGACAGCACATGTACCATTATCTTTTAAATGAGCAGCTCTTACTTTTGGCCATTCTGGACTTCTTGAAACATCTAAAGGTACTTTACCTTTTAGAACATCATTGATTTTTGTTAAGATAGTTGAAGCCATTTTATTTCCTTATAAGTTTTTTTCTCTGTTAAACTCTCTAAATTTCATATCAACATTTACAATAATTTGGGTGTCGTTTTCAGTAGTACTAAAGAGTGGACCATCTACACTTAGAAACCAAATATCAGTGAAACTATATTTTTTAATTGTTATATGTTGGTTATTTTGAATATAGACTTCAAATGTATCAAGAGGCATTTTTGTTTGTCTGAATGATTCTTGCATATCAAGAATGATATCATATACCTCTAAATCCTCATCCATAATAAATGATATTGGCATAGTAGTATATTGTCTAGAATCTCCAACATTTATAACTTGCTCACCATTTCTATAATTTTCAATAGGATTTAACATTACATCAGGTAGTTTAACTGATTGTAAATAAAATTTTAATGTTTCTTCTTTCCATGTGAACTGAGCAAAAAAGCTTAGATTATTAGCAAAATTATTATATGCTTTCATATATTCTCTTTTTAACTATTTAATTTTGTTTAAAATTCTTTACAATTTATATGAAATATGTTAGAATGTATAAAATATTTTACAAAACTACAAATTCTTTTTAAAAAACCCTTTACTTTTACATTATTAAATAGTATAATAACACCAAGGATAATTCTATCTAATGATAAAGGAGAATAATGACAGAAATTTATGATGAAGAAGATGACTTTGATATTGATGCTTTTGATGAAGAATTAGACAGGATGATGGGAACAGATGAAAGAGTACAAAAACTTCCAGAGGATGCCTTTGACTGTTCTGAATTCTCAATAGTATTAAGAGAAAATGGTGATACTGTTACAATTATTGAAAGATATGATGGAACAGTTGAAGAGTATATAACATGTACTAAAGCTATGGAAGATAGATTAAAAGAAAATCTAGCCAAACAATAGTCTTAAAATTAAATAGTTAAAAAGAAAGGAGAAAGAATCAAACAGCAAGCAATTATATGTTCAAATGAATTTAAAAAATACTTTGATAAAAAAGAGTTCAAGATTCTTTCTCCTCTTTCTGATTCTGTTACAGTATATAACTATGACATAAAATATGTAATATTAAATGTTGATGATTATAAACTATTCAAATCTAGACATCTTCCAGTAGGTCTTGCTGTAAAAATAATAAAACCATCTGCTTCTGATATTGAAAATGCTTTCTATAAAGATAACTTCAAAACAATCCCATTAGAAGTATTGAACAAACAAAAGATCACATCATTAGAACTTAATAGTATTGTCTTAAATGATATGTCTGTGACACTTCAAGATAAATACCTTTATGAGCTAACTAGATCATTCCTTGATACAGAAACAGCGGATAGAAAAAGAGTGCCTGGTGATAGATGGGTAAATGTAGAAGATTTAAGAAAATGGGTTAAATTGACATTCAGAACAACTGATGTTGATGGCTTCTTACCTCATTTTCTTAAATCTTCATTTGTTCTTCATGATCAAACTATAAAAAAAGGAATCTTCAAACTACAAACTAAACAGGGTGTACTTGGAGACAAATCTGGAATTTATACAACACACATCATGAAAAGAAATGAAAGATTTTCGTTTAAAGCCTTCCTAAGAACAACTGTGGAATTTTTATATGCTATGCCAACTGCAGAAAATAGAACATCTGGTATTGATTATCTATCAGAAATAGCAGAAGCACCAGCAGGTAAAAGAGGAAAACTGATATCAAAGTATTCGTCATCTATTCTAGGCACAACAAACCAAGCACATATAGCAAAGATTGTTGGAATTTCTCAAGCAAGAGTTTCTCAAATCTGTAAAGATTTCTTAAAAGTATATTCATTCAAACAAATCTCTAGAGAAGAGTTTGAAAATACTAATTTTGAATACAAGAATGAGAATGGAGTTAAAAGTCCGCTTCTTAGAAAATATCATCTTGAATCTGGAGTTGATAGTCTGACTGGTGAAGTCACTATTGATAATAGATATTATGTTTTGATTGGATCTAAGTTAGTATCACACTTTTTCTTCAAATCATCTATTGTAGGCATGACAAAAAAGAAAGTCAGAACTAGAGATGGAAAAGAACTTGAAATTGAGAAACTAGAAAGAAGAGAACTATCTTTATTGGCTAACTCTACTAAATATAAAACACAGTTAAAACATGTCAATGCCACAACTAATGTACAACTAAATAACAAACCTAAAACAAATACACGACATTATGCATACAATAATGAAGTTGAGAAATGTGTTGAAAATAATATGTTACAAATAGTTGCACACACTAGAAGAATAGCAAATGACAAACTAACATCTTTTGTTCTAAAAGAGATGATCTTGAATTTGATTGAGACTGTGAAAGTTGGAAAGCTAAACAAGTCAGTCAGACAAATGAATGTGATGAGAAAACAAATTGGTAGAGAGATTAACTTGATTAATACTCAACTAAACAATAGATCATTACAAATGGATTCATTATATGTATTTAAACTCCAAACAATTTCAAGTGCATATAATAGAATTAAAAACATCCTAAAAGAAGTTGATACTAAAATATTAAACCAATCAAAACACTTCTATTCTAATTCTGATTTGGATTCTTCTTTTGATTCAGAAATAGATTCAACTTTAACTCTTCTTTCTTCTATTTTAGATTCAAATACAGATTCTTCTTTAGATAATCCATTAGAGGTAGCTCCTTTTTAAAATCTTCCGCAGTTATGCATAAGATAAATATATAAGATTTTAGAATAAAATCAGCTTTTAACTCCTTCCCTACTATACCTCTGTCTAATTTAAAATTACTTTAAGATTAACATAGTATAATACTATATAAGGAAAAGAATAATGATGATTGTATCACTATTTGACTTCATATGAGTAGTTAGTCAATTCATATGAGATCATTTAAATTTGGTACCATTCTATTACTCTATTGACTATATAACAACAAAAGGATGGAACAACAAAACATGTTTAATAATCAATCAGAAGATCAACAACCAAAGAAGTATCTTGCCTTATATAGCATATGGTGTCAAGATACAAATAAAAAAGAGAAAGATAAAGCCAACCATTATATGAATGGTGAGTTCTTTCAGTATGTAGTTACAAAGTATAAAGACACTGGTGAATATACAGATGAGTTATGTGAACTTCTTGATCTTCTCATTAGAAAGAATTTGACTCATAAAAACTTTATTAGATATGAGGCTGGTGATAAACATGAGATGTATAGTAATGCTATGGCAAAGATTTGGCAATATACAATCAAAGGATACAATCCTAAACTGAGTACTGCTTTTGTATTCTTTACCACTGCAATTAGAAATGCATTTAAGGAAGTTCTAAAAGACTATTACTCAGAAAAGAATATGGCTAGAAATTTATTACGAAGAAGAGATATTAATATCTTTGTTCATAACTATGAAGTTCAAGATATCTGTGACTTTGATGAGTCTGTAACAGACGCTCTTAAATTTATGAATGATGAAGAAGTAGTTGATGTAAAAGAGGATATAAATGAGTTTTATCTAGCAGTAAAAGAGAAATGGGAATCATCATCAATCAGACTTATTGAAGATGAGAATGCTCCAAAGTTTAAAAGACAGTACTATACTTTCAATCACTTTATCCCTGTTCATAATTTCTCTGAAGAATCTCTAGGACTCAATCTATATAATAGTGTAAACAAAACTGACTTTATTGAGTATGCTAAAAGAGAAAATGTGATCTTAGATGAAAATAAAGATATCAAAGAACTCAAAAAATTATTTCTACATGTTCTAATCAAAAGATCAAAAGGTATTGTCGTTGATTATTTTGATTTAAGAGTTATCAATGAAGCAAATGGTATTCCTCCATCATATATTCAAAACAGAGCAACTATGGTTCGTAAACTTGGACATCAGTACATCGGAGTATTTTCTGATGAGTGGGAGTTTAAAGCTGAAGATGGAAAAGAGTTAGGTAAGAATATTATATTAGGCAGAATTCAGGAATCATTTGATATGATGTTGAACAAATCACCTATTTCAAATGGCAGATATATACGATACTCATACATTCCCAGAGAAGATTTTGTTACTGCAGAACAATATCCAAAAGTATGGTATGGATTAAAAGATGATAGAGTAAAGAGACATATTTCAATTGATCAAACTCCTACAACATATTTAGCTTGGTTGAACACTGAGAAGAATCCAACAAGAGTTTATGATGCTTGTTTACTCAGGCAATAACTAAGTAGCTTTTAAGTTAATATGGTGTATAATAACACTATCAAATAATTAGAAAGGCTATATAATGGAAGACAAATATATCCCTAGTTGGCTAAGACAAACTACAAAAGAAAAGGAACTACTTGAAATGTCTATAGCTGGTTGGGGTGATTGGCAACCTAAAAGAGATAGAGTTGCATCCAAAACACTAAAAAGTCTAAAATCAGATTATAAAAAGCTAACTGATATTGAATTTGATGGAATATCATTTGAATTATATAAGCACAAAGATAAAGAATGGTATTTACTTGGAAAAATAAATGACCTTAAACTTGATGATATAAGTTTTGAAGTAATATTTAAAATTGAATTTTCAAAAAGACCTGATATTACTAGAATGTTTTCTATTTATAAAAATACAGTGAATGTTGATGGTGTAATGACAAGAGAAGATATGAGAGGATCAAAAATTGGTAGATTTATGTATCAATATTTTGTAAATAAACTTGATTATACTTTATTATCAGATGAGATCCAATATCACAAAGCTAGACTACTCTGGGCTAGATTATCAAAATTAGATACTGTCATTGTTGATATTATTAATCTTGATAAAGAAGTTATTGTTGAAAAGAATATAACTGTACACCATGGAGAACTTGATCATGAATTTGATCCTAGAGTTTGGGATTATTCAGACATTAAAAAGAATATCAGATTAGTTCTTACATCTGTTAAGTAGCTTTTAAGTTAATATGGTGTATAATAACTCTATTAAATAATTAAAAAGGATTTTGAGATGAAAAAGATTTTAATTTCATTAGCTTTAATAGCAGGAATTTTATCTAATGCTTCTGCTATGGGAGATAGAGAAAGAAACGCTTTAGCAATTATTGGTGGGGTAGCAGTAGTTGGAGCCATTGTCAATGCTAATCAACCAAGATATGAAGAGAGATATGAATCATATCCTCCAAGATATGTAGAACCACAAAGAGAAGTTATTGTAGTTGATCGACCAGTAAGAGTTATAAGATATGAAGAGAGATATTCATATCCAAGTTACTATCGTTATAGATAACTTTAAATTTATTTTAAGGTTATTATGTTATAATTATATTGAACATGTTGATTGTTTGTCACCTCCAAGAAATTATCTTGGAGGTTCTTTAAAATACATATTTTAAGCTATCGGCCTAGCTTTTAAGTCTTAGGAAAGACATAATATGTATTTTAAAGAGCTTGAGGAGTAATTAACCTAAGGCTTAACCTATTTTTATAATAATGTGTATATTTGATGTGATGGCACTAAGAGAGGTTCAATTCCTCTTTGGATATCATCCAAGCAGGTTTGTCAAATTTGGGATCAAACTCCAAGTCAGATGATAATTATTGTATCAAAGCTCATAATAGATGTGCATAAAAATGAGATTGGTGAGAGTTACTGAGTCATATGATGGTCCTGCGCTTAAGTGGGTAATTGTACAGTAACTGCTTTGAGTTTTCTAAGGAAGATTGAAAGCAGTTATAGCTGAAAAGCACCACACGAGTTGGTGTCTAATCCCTTTGTTAAAAGACTGTATGTCAATGCTTAGGGTGAGTTGCGATCATAGGACTAACATGCTGGACTATGAAAATACACTATTATAATTGCGGATATGGCATGTTCTTGAGCCAAAGAGAGAACAAAATACAATACTTTGATGGTATGTGATTCAGAACATTGGTATATAAGCCCAGAACGTCAACATCAAAGTTCTTTAAATTGGTAGCCCATATATGTAACTGGGCACTTATATGAGAGTGACGGAATTGGTAGACGTGTTCATAACTATAGAATAGGACGCTATTTTATGTGTGTGATAAATTCTAGAATATTGTTGGTTCGAATCCAGCCTCTCATATCATTTTGTGGACCAGTAGCTCAGATGGTTAGAGCAAGCCGCTCATAACGGCTGGGTCGGGAGTTCGATTCTCTCCTGTTCCACCAGTTTTAAATTGTTATATAATGGGGAATTAGCTCAGCTGGGAGAGCGCCTGCTTTGCACGCAGGAGGTCGTAAGTTCAATTCTTACATTCTCCACCATTTTAGTATATTATAAGCAATAAGCTACTCTACTGTCACACAATGAGAACGGGTAGAGACTGGTTGGTGCCGTTGGGTAGCACATGAACCAGAGGTTGAAACTATATACAGTCTGTTGATGTTTCTCATAAGAGTACCTGATTGGACAATAAACACTAAAGATAATAATATCAATAGTCTGTAAACCCCAAAAGCTCTTTTTATATGGATGACTGTGATTCCTTTAAGAACTTATAAGTTGTGATATCCAGCTTATATGTTTTGGAAATTGTTTTTATAATAGATAGCTTGCAAGAAGATCTGTTATTAAGGAGTGGTTCAAATCCTCTCCCATCCTCCATTTATATACACCAATGTTCCAAGGTGGCGAACGAGACCCAAATCTTGTTGTGCAAAGTTTGATTCTTTGGGTGTATGCCATTTTTATATGGGACGAGATATTACGTTAAGTGATAGAAATATCATACAATATGTCAGTTAGCTAGATGTTGCATAATCTATCTAACCTCTATTGGTAGTAAGTTGAATTTGATTTATCATTATTGAAGTTTAGCAAAATGCAATACTTGCTTTAATATGTATGATGAGTTATTGTGATTCTTTAGTAGATATCCTTCTGGTTCAAGTCCAGTTGTTCCCACCCTTATTTTATCAAAACAAAGGAGAAGACAATGTCACACTATATCATTCTAGCAGAAACACCTCAATATAATAAAGATTGTATATATACTGGTATGACATATGAACTATGGAGACATACTCATACAAAGTATGCTAATAATGAACCATATTTCTCAACTGATCTATCTCCATATAAAACAAAATATGGAATCTCTAAAGAAGATTTACCAAACCAATTAAAAGATGCACAGCACTATCTTACTACAAGAAAAAGACAACCTGTAAGACAGTCAAGAGTGAGTAAGATATTTGTTCTAAAAGTAAACTCACCAAAGATGTTCTATATTCTTAACCCAAAATATTCATCACCTCACCTTTATCTTTAATCTCCTTTTAAGTTCTTCTCTTATATAATACTCTTATCAAAGATAGGAGAAGACAATGAGATCACAACTAAATGTTATGCAACTAGCATGGAAACTTTATAAATTCACACCAGTAACAATCAAATTTAGATATGCTCTAAAATATGCATGGAAAGTTTGTAACGCTGGTGCTGTTATGATTGAATACGGACTCCTAAAACTCAAATCAAAAATCACAATTCCAAATGGTGTCTTCAAAAGATCAAACGGATTTACTCACATACTATTTGACTCCTATCATATCAATTTATTTTTATATCAAATTCGATATTAATATAAGCTCTTTTTAAGTTATAGTGTAGTATAATTATTCTATCAAAACAAAGGAGAAGACAATGAAAAATCTAACTACTAACTTTCTTTTATATCTAAAAGAAAATAATCTAAAATCATTTGATTCTAATAAAATCACATATTTATGTGAAAATCATTGGGGAACAGAGTTGATATCAATATCTCATAGTATAAGAGGTGAGAGAACCCCGTTTGGTGTATTCCCTGTTGATGTTTTGGAATTTAAAACTGATAAATGTCAAAAATGTTTATCACAAGTTGATATCAACAAATATGAGATCAAACTTGATATATCAAACACATTCTAATATAGAGAATACAAATGAACAAGTTAAAAGCTTTTATGAAAAAATATGATTTAGATTCTTTTGAAGTTCAAAGTGTAGTAGTATTCATAGTATTAGTTCTACTTGAGACAGCAAATTATTATATACAGTTATTAAATAAATTTTAAAAATGGAGAAGTAAATGAAGTTAGCAATAGATGAATCTTTTCAAGCAAATGGATTAGGTGAAACAAACCAGTTTCAAATGAAAGCTAGTGCAATGGCATTCAAAATTTTGTCAGATGGTTTATATAAAGACAAAATTGGAGCTATTGTAAGAGAGCTTGCTTGTAATGCATATGACTCTCATATTATGAGTGGAAATGCAGATACTCCTTTCACTATTCATTCACCAACATACTTAGATCAGACATTCAGAATCAGAGACTATGGAACAGGACTATCAGAGTCAGATACAATGACGATGTATTGTACTTACTTTGAATCAACAAAGACAATGACAAACTCTGCAATTGGTTGTTTTGGTCTTGGGTCAAAATCACCATTCTCATATACAAATAGCTTCACAGTCAATTCATATTTTGAAGGTGTAAAATATGAGTTCTGTGTCTTCCTTGATGCAAGTGGATTCCCTAATATTTCAAAGTTATCAGAAGAACCTTCAGAAGAACCATCTGGACTTGAAGTATGTATTTCTGTTGATAATAATGATAGACACAAGTTTGAGTCTGCTATCGAAACATACTGTAAAACCTTTGAGTTTATAGAATGTAATATTGATATTCCGAAACTTAATATTGTATATGAGGATAAAGAGAATTCATTATCTGTATTTTATAAATACAATTATTCATATGGTAGCAGCAAGAGTTGTAATTTCTATGTAAAGCAAGGTCACATTATCTATCCTGTTAACTTTGAGTTGCTTAATATTAAACAAAAGGATGTAAAATTATTAACAGCATCAAGTAATTATTCATTTTTGCTTGATGTTCCAATAGGAACACTTGAAGTAACTCCATCGAGAGAAGAGCTTGGATACGATTCGAGAACTATTGAGAATTTAAGAACTAAGATTTTTGAAGCAAGAGATATTTATAATAAAAAACTTCAATCATATTTAGACGAGGTTATTGAAGAATATCCAGATGATATCTTTGCTTATACAAAAGCTTTTGTTATGAAGTTAACAGAATTAGATCCAACAGGCAATCTATATTTTGGAGATTTTGAGATCAATCATAATAATGAAGTAACCACTGTTTCTAAAATGACAGATTATCATTTGAATATTTCAAATATTAAGTTTTCATATGATGAAAAATTAAAGAGCAAATTTAGGAGAAGAGATTCGTTATCAATCATATGTAGTGATGATGATATATTTGTCTCTATTCCATATGGTGCTAGAATACCACAATCATCTGTTTCCGTATTCTTTAATGAGTCAGAAAACAGAAATAAACAGGTTAGATTTGTCAGTTACAAGATGCCATCTGCTCTTGAGAAATATGTCATTTCAGTAGATGTATTCAAGGCTAAATATCCAGCACCAGCAAGACAAGCATATAGTAGAACCACAACTAAGTCTGGTATTTTATTATTGACTACAGTTTCTGGTTCTTTAAAAGTAAAAACACTATATAAGTCTTATTGTAATGAAACTATTGAGAAGCTAAAAGAATGTTACTATATAAATGTAAATGAAGTTGCAAAATCATATTTATATGAAATGAGCCTTGCTCTATCAGATATAAACGATTTGTTAAATACACAGCATAAAGTTTATATTCTTAATAAATCTCAAGTAAAAATTATGGAAGATAATGGAATGAAACACTTTAAGGAACTATTGAACACAAATGTTAAAGCTATTATAACTGAAGCAAACTCTGCAATTTTTATTAATGATATTGGTAATAGGTGTGATATGACTTTAATGGAATTAATTTCTAAATACCAACCAAAATATAAAAAGTTGACATACTCAACAGTATTTGCACATCTTAACTATTCTTATAAAGTAATACATTTATTAAAGCTATTTAATATAAAACATTCTCTTGAAGGATGCTTTGAAAGATCAGCTAAAATGAAAGATTTATTTTTTGTATTACAAGAAGAAATGAATACGGATTTTGGAATGTTTAATCTATTAGAAGAATCATATTTCTCAAAAGAGAAGAAAGTGATATTAGAAGATTATATTAAGTTGGTTTTAAGTAAGAAAACTATAAAATTAAGAAAAAGTATGGAGGTTAAAAATGTTGCCTAAATTTAAGTTTTTGCAATCACTAAAAGAAGTTGTCTTGTTCATCAAAGGAAAGACATTCAAAGTTGCTTCTGGCTCAGCAGAGTTTGAGGAAGTCAAAACAATTCTAAATACACCAAATGCAAATGAAGAGGATATGTTAAAAGTTGTTGATAACACATCTAAAGCTATTAAGGCTATGAGCTTTGATAAGAGATTCAAAATTGTTAATGGTGATGAAGTTTATTTTAAGGATGTTCAGATCCCTGTTGATTGTGCAGCACATGCTATTGAATTACATAAACAAGGTGTTCTTGATTCTACATTTGTTTCCTTTATTGAAAATCTTATGATGAATCCTAATAAGGAAGCTATCAAAGATTTATATTCATTCATTCTAAAAGGTAAAATGCCTATCACAGAAGGTGGGTATTTTTGTGCTTATAGAGTATGTACAAATGATTTTAAAGATTGCCATAGTGGAACTTTTGATAATTCTATTGGTGCTACAGTAAAGATGGATAGATCAAAATGTGATTCAAACAGAAACCAAACATGTTCAACTGGTTTACACTTTTGTTCAGACTCGTATGTTTCTAGTTTTAGATCTGGTAACAATAGATTATTGATGGTAAAGATCAATCCAATGGATGTTGTAGCTATCCCAAATGATTATAATGATGCCAAGGGCAGATGTTGTGAATTCTATGTCGTAAAAGAGATTGAACTTGGATCTATCACTGGTGTTGGTAAAATACAAACCACCAAAATTGTGAAAGAGAACAATACAACTAAAGATGGTGTAAAAACATGTTCAAAATGTAAGCAGACTAAAGTGTTGGACGATTTCTCTAAAGATAAATCAACCAAAGATGGATATAGATGTCAATGTAAAGAGTGTTCAAAGAAAAAGTCAAAAGCTACAAAAGTTAAAACAGAAATTCAAGCAGAAGACCTGACTATTCATAAGACATGTACAGTTTGTAAAAAAGTTCTTTCCTTAGATTCATTCTCAAATGATAAATCAACCAAAGATGGAAAGAGATGTCAGTGTAAATCTTGTACATCAGAAAGAAGAAAGAAATGATTCAATTCAAAAAGATTAGACTCAAAAACTACAAGAACATTGGTGGTGCTTGGGTTGAATTGGATTTTGATAAAACTGGATTCTATCGTATCTCTGGAACAAATGGAACTGGCAAGACAACAATTTTGTCAGCTCTCACATTTGCTCTCTTTGGCAAAAACTCAGATATGAGAAACGACTCTAAAAGTCCAATCTCATCAGTGGAGTTGATAAATGATCTAAACAAGAAAGAGTTAGTAGTTGAGCTATTCCTTGAGAATGGTATGTTAATCAGAAGAGGGTTAAAACCAGATATTTTTGAGATTGTCGATATTGATGGAATGAATCTAGCAGACAAATCATCTAAGACTATTGATCAAAACTTTTTAGAACAGGAAATTCTTGGTGTGATGACATTTTCAATGTTCCATAAGTTGACATATGTTTCTTCTAAGGCTATATCAACACCTTTCTTATATATGACTCCAAGTCAACGAAAAGAATTCTTGGAGCATGTTCTTGATATCAGACTGATTTACTATGTAGGTGAGGAGATCAAGAAGAGAGCTTCAGAGAAGAAACTTGATTTAAAAACTGTTGAATCACAGATGACAACATTGAAAATGTCACTCCAAGCAGAGGAGAGTAATCTAAGCAATCTTGAAATTCAAAAGAAAGAACAAGATGAACAAATTCAATTGTTAGTAGCAAATAAGAGTAATATGATTAAAGAAGTTGAATCACAAATGGCTATTGCTCTAGAAGAGTATAAGACAGAATTC